TTTCTCAGATTCCTCTGAGCTTTTATAATTTTGAAGATAATAATCAACTTCATTACCACTTAGACCTTTATCCAAGAGTTCTTTTCCTCTACGCATACGTCCTTCGTGACTCATTTTCAAGCCTGAGTATTAGTTATCTTTGTAATCGCATTAGGGTTAGTAACTTGAGTTACTCCAACTTCCCAACTTCTAATAGTCCACTTAACACCAGGGTCTTCTTTACTAACAGTTTGCAAAGGACTAGCACTCTTCCAAGTAGCCGCTTCCTGACCGATAACTAAAAGAGCTTCGTCAGCAGTAACAACATTAGAAACTAAAACATTAGTACCTAACATGCTACCAACACGACCATTCTTAGTTATGTCACTAGTAAAAAATTGACCAGCATTTCTAACATTAGCATTCCCCATAAGGTTAGCGAAATCTGTCGGAGACAAGATTAAGAAAGTATTCCTATAAGGATTATAATTATCTATTGTTATCATCTTTTGAGCATTCAAAATATCTTGAATCGGGTCCCGATTAGCAAGAGTAGCTGAATCCCACTCATCACCAGCACTAATTGCTAATGTGTTACCAGCATTACTAGATAATTGAGAATAAATTTCTGTGTCAACCGAATTAGCAACTGCACGAGCAATTCTTAAAAGAGTCCTAGCAATAACACTAACATCGTTAGTTTTTGCGTCCTCCCAAGAAATAACTCCTTCCATACCATACTTTTCTAAGTATGAACTTTGCTTAGTCCAATTAGGTTCACCATAAGGAAAATTAGCTAATCTAGCAATACCTTTAATATTACGAGTACCTTTCGCTGATAATTCAGTCGCACTTTCTTGAAAATAAGATTCCTGCCACGAATTAGAACTTTGAGTCATAACAACTTGTTTCATAACAAATTCTTGCATTGCAAAGCCATCTACTACTTTAGAAACATTTTCACTTCTTAAGTCTGCCATACCTGTTGTATCTGCCATTTTATAACTTTAACCTCACTTCAATAACTTCATCTGCCGCTGCTGCTTCAAGAGCATAACCCATTATTCCACCAGTCTCAGCTTCACCAGCTGCAGCTGCTTTAACAAGATTTGCACCGCCAATAGTAACAGGAGTTCCAACAGCAATACCAGCACCAGCGTCTTTCAAATCAAAAACTCCATTAGTATAAGCTGCTAACGAAGTACTACCATCATTTGCTACTTTTTCAGTAGATGCTATACCAATACACATGTCACCATCTGCACTACTAGCCGCACCAGTTCTTGGGTCGGACAATTTCAAGATTGTCCCTTTTTCAATAGTTGCACCATCTGCAACAGTAACTTGGATTGGGTCACCCTGATTTCCAAGTAATTCAACAATGATTGCTTCGTTTGCCATAAAAACATATACTACATATACTACTATATAAATTTATTGTAGAAAAAACCTAAAAGCCAGGAAGTAAGAAAACCTGGCTAATAGGAAAAGAGGTGATTAGGAGAAGGGATTTAATCCAGTCCCTTCAACCAATTTTTTGGCGTTTTGCGTAATTCTTTCATCATTAGTGGGTTCACTTTCCCCAGCCATAGAACGACCTCGTTGTTCTTGACCCTTCATAATATTATTAAATTCTTTTTTATCAGATTCAAGTTTTTCCCTTTCCTTAATTAAATTTTCTTGACCTTCCTTAAGTTTCTTTGCATTCTCAAGAAAATCAGAATCTTCAATCTTATTGTTAACTTCAACAACACCGCTTACTTTTTCTTCTTCTGGTGTTTCTTCTTTAATTGACGGAGTTAATATCTCTTCCGTGGTTTTCTTCTGTTCCTCTGTTGGTTCTGTCATTTTTTTCTAACCTCTCGTTAATCTTTTCATGTTTAAACTTATGCCTAACTTCTTGACCAATAGTCCATAAAAGACCAATAAGCCCAGAAGTTGCAAGTATTATTTCAGTAATTTCTGTTCCATTCATTTTTTTGCATCCATCCCCATCTCCATATTGTTCATTGATCTATCTTTAGATTGTTGGTCGAATAATAAAGGCTCCAAACTAGCCGGGAATTCAAACTCAATCTTCAAACCAAGTTGAGCCTCAATTTGTTTCTCTAAAAAATTCTGATTATGCTCGATCATCTGCTGAAAAGCCAAGTAAACAATCTTACTCGTAGCCTCAGTACTATCATCACCAACACCCAAAATAACATCAGGCACACCCTCAGCACGAATAAATTCTTGAACTAAATATCTAATCCAAGGCAAAGGGTCTAATGTTGAGAATTGAGGAATACTAACTCGTTCCATACTAGAAACTGTGTCCTTAGGAATAACCATATTCTCAGCATTAGCAACAGCTTTATCCATCTTCTTCTTAAAATCAGAAATTTCAGTTTCATCATCAGTGTCGACACTAGCAATTAATAAAGGTTTAACATATCTATGAAAAACTATTCTCAAATCAGCTTTAGCCTCTTTCAAACTATCAATATTAGTTACAACTGCCTTAATAGTACTAGTCCCATGAATGTTGTCGCCGACACGATTCCAAGGCAAATGAAAAATATCTTCAGGAGCAAATTTTATAGGTGGGACAGGGGTAACCGCACCAGAATTAACTTTACTCCATTCATATCTTATAATGACTCCGAACTTGTCAGCGACTATTTTAATATTACCAGGATTAAGAGGTTTAAGATTAGTAATTACACCTCTTTTATTTTTAATAATTTCAGCAAAACTATCTCCTCCAATAGTATAAGTCTTAATAAGATTTTCAAATATGTCTGAAGCAGTATCTTTACCCATACCTCTCCATTTACTAAGAAGTTTTTCTGTTTTAGTGTTCACTATAAAACCTTTACCAATAGTCCAAACAGCTTTTTTGTCAATAACAGCTTTTAATTCACTAACATCTTGATAATAACCATTCCAAATTGACCACTGAACAGTGTAATCATTAGTGTCAGTATCTACAGGAGTAATTGCAAAATTATCCACATCATTCGTCATATCAGTATTTTTTACTTTATCAATATCATTTCTACTCATTTTAAGCACCTATTATGAAAGAAATATAATTCTTATCACCTAACATTTTCTCAATTCTTCTCATTCTAAAAAGACAAGTATTCACCATATCCTCAGCTTCAAGACGACTAGTAAAACCAGCCATATTATACAATATTAAACTCATAGCAGTATAACGAGCGCAATATTCTGAAAGAATTCTTTTAACATCCTCATTTAAGCCAGAATAATTATCAACCCAATTATACTTGCTTAAAGTAACTAAAAAGCTTTCAGCTTGAGCTACTAAATCGTTGTGATTAGCTTCTGTGTCACCAGTAGCGTTAACATTTTCTCCTGCAAAAATTGCTATTTCTGCTTCCGTACATAAAGTTCCGTTGTATACCATTTTATTTAATTCGTATTATTTGCATTAGTAGTATTAGTTCCAGTATCATTCAAAATAGTTGTGCAACCAACACAAACATTTCCATGAACTAAATTTTTATCATTAGTAGCCTCATCAATAATTATAGCAGTAGTTACAGAATTAATTCTATTATTTGAAATAATATTATAATCATTATTACGCCATAATTGAATCCCATATTGATCAGGATTTAATATAGTGTTTCCAGTAACAACATTATTATTAGCTCCTTCAAATAATGCAATTCCATCTAATCCACTGTCAATAATCATATTTCCTTCTACAATATTTTCATCAGAACCTTCCAAATATATTTGTAAAGCAGTATTTAAAAAATTATTTTTAATAATGCAATTCTTCTTAAAAATTTATTATTTTTAATAAAACAATGGTTGCAATTACTTAAAGCTATTACACTACCAGTTCTATTTATATTTGTAAATGAGATATTTTCTATAAAAATATTGTCTTTAGAAGAAGCACTAATTATATTAGGAAATCCAGAAGCAAAATTTCCTTCAAGAACAACACCCCAACTATTCCCGCGAATAGAAACATTATCTTTAGTTATAACAATCGTAGAGTTAATAACATAAGTTCCTTCTTTAACAAAAACTTCTCCTCCTTCAGGAGGCAAATCATTAATAGCTTCTTGAATAGTTCCATATTCAGAGCTTTCATCAAAACCAACAATATTGGTAATTCCACGCCTTTCTCTAAAAGTAAAAGTTTTTTCAGTACTTCTACCTCTAGCACCAAATATATTTAAATCTTCATCATTTCCAAAATCTAACGGCATAATAACCTCTTAAGCAATGAAAAGTTTTAAACCTTTCGCTTTTGTACACCAACAAGCCCTAACAAAAGCTTCGCTAATGTGTGAATAATTACCATAAATACGGATATTCTTATCCGCAGTGTACTCAAATGTCATGCTTTTGAGGCTTCTCTGCAACTTCATGTTATTAATCAAAGACAACCTTTCATTCTCCAAAAGAACTAAAGCATTCGAATACAAATCTTCCTTCAAAATACGATTCTTACGATTCTCAACACTTTTTGACGAATTGTTAAGACCAACAAGACGACTTCTAAGCTTTTTCTTAATAATATCATACAAACCACCACCAACACCACCATCATCAATAAAAATTTTATTAAAATTATACCAAGAATCATATTTAATAATCCTATTTGCAGTGTCAGTAATACTACGCCTTTCGGTCGTCTCAACCTTAACAATCCTCAAATTATCATCGCCAACCCACTCTAAGATAACAAAAGCATTTTCGTCTGCTCCATAACGGGCAACATCAACACCCAAATAATAACGCCTTTTCGAACTATAATTCTTCTTCCTCTCCCAATCCATAAAATTAGAACGTTTCTTTATCAAATCACTCCCAAAAAACTGACTAAATTCATCAACAAAATCACCCAAATACTCCTGAGCATACTCCCATTTTGATAATCTTCTCTTCTCTTTACGCAAAAAATCTGTGGGGATTCTACGACAATCCTCACTACTAACATGAACAGACTTATAATCATCATCAGTAAAACTATTATAATAATAACCACCCTTACCAAAAGGAGTGGAAAGGAGAATCTCCCATCCCAAACCCCTGAGTTTTTTGGAAACCGCAATCATTGGCTTAATAGCTAACCAAACCATTTCAGGAATGAAAGCCGCCTCATCCGCAATAAGAATATCAACACTATGACCTTTAATATAAATACCAGTTTTACCAACAGGTACCGAAATAATCTCAGTACCATCCTTCAAAATAATCCTCGTCTTAGTAGGAGGAGACTTAAACAAACCATGCTTCTTCTCAAACAAAGTCTTTCTATCTCTATCAACCCGAGAACCACTAAATTCCTGAGCCTCAAAACCAGCAACATCCAAAACTTTATCTTGCAAAAAATGAAATTCACTCAAAACCTTCTCAAACAACAAAGAAGCCTGACGTTGAGAAGCTGCAACAATAAGGATTTTAATTCCAGGATGTTCTAAAGCAAGCTTCGTTGCTTTTAAGCCAATAACTGTAGATTTACCAACTTGCCTCCCAGAACGAATAGTAATATTCCCATCGTACGCCAATACATCACGTTGCCACTTGTCCAACTTCAAAATCTCGTCCTTCTTAATTCTATCATCAAAAATTTCAAGTAAATCTTCTTTATTAAGTTTAATTTCTGGTTTCATTTTCTCTCTTCATCATTTAGACTCTTTTGTCGCTCTTTATCTAGCACAAAACATTTAAGTTTTCTTTTACATGGAAAAGTTTTAAAATTCTCTGCGTTTTCATTCCAATCACACATCCAACCTTCTGAACCATATGATTCATAACTATCTTTTTCAAAGTAATCTAAGTATTCACAATTCCAACAACCAGTTGGTTTTGTTACTAAATTCCCATTATTATCCCATTCTTTCATTTATTTTCTATCGCTTCATCGATTAGTTTATAAATCATTTTTATCTCTTAACGAGCATTAACAAGAGTATTAAGAGTTCTCATGCTCAATATCCTCTACAACAGGTTCAAAATTCTTCAACTTAGACTCAGCAAATTCCAAATTATTATTCCACATAGC